GAATTAATGGCTCCATTACATGCCCATTTTTCTTATATTATTAATAATACAGAAAAATACAGAATAGACACAGATGGAAATTCTATTTATAAAATAGGCAATTATATTTATCAATCAACTGATTTTTCTTCTGATACTATTAATGATATACGTTCATATGTTGCTTCTGGAGTAACAATAAGTGAAATTTGCACTGTTGCTAATGCGACTAAAGGCGCTGGAACATGGATGCAAACAATAAACATTAATGCGTCTGGAAAATTAACCTCAAATTCGTTTATTAAGTCAGGCGGGGTATCTACACAATTTTTAAAAGCAGATGGAAGTATTGATAGTAATAGTTATTTAGCAACAACTAATAAAATTACAACTGCAAATGTTGAGAGTGCTGTTGATTTAAAACACAGTGTTGGTTCTGATTTACCAACACAAACAAATATTGGCACGCTTATAAATTCAGTAGCAGAAAAAGCAACGCTGGTAGATGCAGACAAATTTGCGGTGATGGATAGTGAAGACTCAGATAAATTAAAAAGTCATTCAAAAGGAAATTTAAAAGCTGCTTTAGATTTAAGATATGCAAAACTAACAGGGTCTTATTTCACAGGAGAAGTATCTGCATTAAATGGATTAGAAGCAGCAAAACTTTATCCTGGTGACGATTCTACAACAGCTATTCAAATAACAAATGCTGGTGAATCACAGGTTATTGCAAATATTGACACGACCAATGGACGTGTTGGCTTTGGTACTGCTTCCCCTGCTTGCAAGGTTCATATCGAAGATACTACAATCTCGCAAAATTACGAAATATTCAAAGTAGTGGGAAGCAACGGAAGTATCTCATTTCAGAGCGATTCTGCTTTCCCTCGAATGAAATTTGACATAGTTCATACAACTACTCCTACAGCGGGAAGGCCTGTGTTTTCTACAAGATTAAATGCTGATACCTACGCCCGATTTGGCTTTGATGGATATGGAAAACTACTTTGGGGAGCTGGCGGAGCAACAGATTTAGATACAAATCTATATAGAAATGCGGCAGGAATTTTAAAGACGGATAGTGCATTAATCGTTGTCGGAGATACTACTGTTAGCAAATTAAAACCATCAGCAGACGGCACAACTGCGATTCAGTTTACGAAAGCAGATGGAACAACAGCAGTATTGACTTTAGATACATCGGCAACAAGACCTTTAGTTCGCATCGGGACAACATCTGTTGTTGGAAATTCAACGCCTACTGTGTTATCTTTAGGAGGGTCTTATAGCACAACTAAAGGTTATTATCCTAAGTTAAAAATATATGACGATGGGACTAATTATTTTGGGTTGGGCGTATCTGCGAATTGTTATGAATTAATGGCTCCAGCGAGCGCTTATTTTTCGTTTGTAGTCAATAAATTAGAAAAGCTAGCTATTGGTACAGATGGGAGCATCATTCAACCAAATAACATTTATAACTATCAAGGTGCATCTCAAACAGCTGATACGGTTAACGATACAAGAGAATCAAGTTTTTCAGGGAAAAAAATATATGAAGTATGTACAGTTGCAAATGCGACAAAGGGAGCTGGAAGTTGGGTAGCTTATAAAACAATTCAATTAATAACAATAACTGATAGTAATGAGCTAATTGGTTCCGGAAGTTATGTTGATTTAATTTCAAACAAAAGCGGTAGAGGGTCAATATTTTTCGGAGATGGGGTTGGTTATGCTGATTTCATATTCACGTCAGCAGCGGTAGTAACATTTATCTACAATTCTGCTAATGTTTTCACAGTAGTTCAAACAGGTACTAATCATGTGATTGTGAAAGATAACGGCTCAAATGTGCGAATCATCAATGAATTAGGTGCAACATCTAATTTTCATATAGAGGTAAATTATAATCAATAAAAATAAAAAAATAATGGAACTTTTAATCAAAAATGGGGAATGCCCTGAAAACTACATCGTTACAGAGGTAATTGATGGCGAAGATATTTTGGGGAATGTAATTAAAATTGCTGGAGAGTCGGGTCAACATACTGTCGAGTCTATAACAAATAACATTGCAAATTGCGAAGCTCAGATTCTTCAAATTGAGGTGAAGAAAGCAAAATGGAATGAATATCTGTTGAAGATTAATGAATTTATCGATTCAGAATGAAGGAAAGACTTAAGCCAATAAAATATACAACTAACGCAGAAAATAACGAAGTAATAAATAATTAAAATAAAATGTGGGTATATCAAGAAAAATTAATAAATAATATAGAAGATTTAGGCGAGTCTATTCCGTTTGGGTTTATTTATATAATTACTCATATTCCAACCGGTAAAAAATACCTCGGTAAAAAGCAAATATATTATTCTACCAAGACTAAACTTGGTAAAAAGGAGGTTGCTGCTTTACCTAAAGGTCTTGGTCGTCCACAAAAATTTAAACAAGTAGTTAAAGAATCTGATTGGAAGAATTATTATGGGTCAAACGAAATTATCAAACAACTCATTAAAGAAGGTAGACAAAATGAGTTTACCAGAGAAATAATACATCTTGTTTATAATAAAAAAATGTTATCATATTTAGAAATAAAATATCAATTTTCATATGGTGTATTAGAAAATCAAGACATATGGATGAATGGAAATATAAATGGAACATATTTCCCAACTGATCTTATCGAAGATTGATTTGTCTTTCTAAATAGTTTTTTCGTATATTACAATATAATAAATAATAATGGAATCTATAAAATTAGCAGGTATTTATAAACTTACAAGTCCCAGCGGAAAATGTTATATAGGCCAAAGTGTTGATATGGAATTAAGAATCAGTAAATATAGATCGGGAAATTGTAAAAGACAATTTAGTTTATATAATGCACTTAAAAAATATGGTTTCGAAAATTTTAATATAGAATATTTATTTGTAATTAAAAAAGTTAAAGGATTAGATAATATCCTTGACTATTTAGAAACAAAATATATTAAAAAATACAATTCTGTTTCTCCTTTGGGATACAATTTAACGACAGGGGGAGGAAATTCACATAGTTGTTCTGAAGAAACTAAACTAAAAATGTCCATTGCTGCAACAGGGAGGAAATATACAGAAGAAGCTAAGATGAATATATCTCTTGCCAAGAAAGGTAAAAAAACTCATACTGAAGCTTCAAAACGGGGATTATCTCTTGCTAGAAAAGGAGTTCCATATTCTGAAGAAACAATATTGAAGATGGGCAAACATGTTATATGTTCCACACTCTATGGTATGGAATTTCCTAGTATAAAAGAAGCAGCAAGGATATTAGGGATAGGCTCAACGACTCTATGTCAACACTTAAAAAGGCAATATCCTTCAAATATTCAAGGTTTAGTATTTCGCTATTTATAATGAAATACTTTGGATTTATATGCTATTTTTCATATATTATATTTATATGGAAAACCAACTTATTATATTAGGTTATTTAGAAGCGATACTTGGCAAAAGCAAGAAAACGGCTCGAAATAATTATTCATTCATTTGCCCGAATGGATGTCATCTATCTAAACATAAACTTGAAATCAATTTAGAAACTCAACAATTTCAGTGTTGGATTTGTTCTGGAGAGAAAGGTGGTTATAAAGGTAAAAATTTAGTTAATTTATTTAAACAAGTCAAAGCTCCCCAACACATTATTGATGAAGTAAAATCGCTATTAAATAATTCTACTAGTACAAATATAGAATGGAATGATGATAAAATCACTGAAGTCAAACAATCTGTTCAATTACCAGACGAATATAAACCGCTTTACCCACAACCCACTGAAATAATTGCTAGGCACGCTCTTGTTTACCTCAAAAAAAGAAGAATCTTCAGAGATGATATTGTAAAATATAATATAGGTTATTGTGCGACAGGTAAATATAGAAATCGAATTATTATTCCATTATATAATGATAAAGGAGAACTAATTTATTTTGAGGCACGTGCTTTTGATGATGATTCATTACATTACTTAAAACCAGACTTCCCTAGAAATATCATCCCAAATGAATATTTAATAAATTGGAATTTACCAATTATATTATGTGAGGGGGCTTTTGATATGATTGCTGTAAAGAGGAATGTTATTCCATTGCTCGGTAAAAGCATACAAAATGAGTTGATGAAAAAGCTTGTTACTTCTCAAGTTAAGAAGATATATGTCGCACTAGACGCAGACGCACTTTCTAAAGCATTACAATATTGTGAAACTTTATTACAAGCTGAAAAAGAAGTATATTTAGTGAAGATGGAAAAAGATAGTTCTCAAATCGGATTTGTAGCATTTATTGAATTAATTCAGACTATCCAACCACTTACATATAGTAAATTATTAGAATATAAATTAAGCAAAATATAGTATATTTATAATAAACATAAATAGATAATGGATATATTAAATGAAAATATGACATATTCTTCTGATATCAACCTCGAAGAAGAAATATCGAAATTACTTGCATATATGCGAGAATCTGGCGAATTTTCTGGTGATGCGCCACGTTTGGTGCTTATAAAAGATGATGTAGAAAACGCGCGTAAAATTACTGGAGCTTCAGCTTTTTATAATCCAGAAGACAAATCAATTACATTATATTCAGAAGGTCGTCACGCACGAGATTTGATTTGTAGTTACCTTCATGAGCTGACCCATTATAAGCAAGATTTAGATGGTCGCCTAGATAACATCACAACAGATAATATTACTGAAGATGAAAATCTAGCTGAACTTGAGCGAGAAGCATACGAGTTTAGTGGAATGATGTTTCGTAAATATAAAGATAGTAAGAAAAATAAAAAGCTTCAAATAAATCCATTTCCAGAACATGAAAAAGAATTATATGAACATTTAATACATATAGTTGGTGAAATAACTCTCAACCCTGAAAATTCGGTAACAGCTAATGGAGGAGACAAAGAAGGAACATTTGTTGTAGGTGATATAAAATATATTTATAAAATCCATTCAATGGATGATATGTATGATGATGGGAAATCTTTTTATAATATATATTTCCATCCAGAAAATCATCCTATAAATGGACCATTAAATAATACTTCTAAAGAAAATTATATTAAAATATTAAATACAATGTATAATATTATATTGAATTTTATATTAAAATATAAACCAGATTATATAGGGTTATCATCAATGGATAATAATCTTTCTAAAAATTACCATGCAGTTTATAATAATTTATCTACACATAATGGGATATCTGGTTATAGGCGAAAGAATGCTAACATGGAGTTTGAATTAGAAAATGGAGAAAAAGGTAGATTTATTGTTTTCCAGAGAAAAGAAGATCCAGTACAAGAAGTATGCTATATAAAAAACCCAACAGACAAACATGGTCTAAATCAGTTCGCAAGAGAGATAATGCGTGAAATTGCTGGTGAAGAAGATCAAAAATATCAATTATATTGTGATATGGATGAAGTATTGGTCGCATTCGATCAAGGTTTTAAAAACATGTTTGGTGAAGTTCCATCTTCATATGAAAAGAAATATGGACGCGCTGAATTAATAGCAATGATTAATAAACAAGACGTAAATTTTTGGAATGATCTTGGATTTACACAGAATGGAAAAGCATTTTGGAATTCAATTAAGAAATATAACCCAACCATAATAACTGCTCCTTCAGGTCAAGCCTCTGAAATAGGTAAACGTAAATGGGTAAAATATAATTTAGGAACTCACGTCCCTATAGTTTTTGCTCAAGCAGATGAAAAAGCAAACTATTCAGGTCACAATAGAATCCTTATAGATGACAATACATCAACTATTTATGATTGGATTAACAAGGGTGGAATAGGTATCCATTATATTTCGGCAATGAATGTAATTAATAGGCTAAAAGAGTTAGGAATTTAATATATTTATAATAAAATGTAAAATGGCTGAAAATGTTTTGAAAAAAGAATTCAACAAAAAAGATGTTGAACGTTTACGTAACTTGATGACAAAAAAGTCCGGTAATTTAACAGTGGTTGGGGTTGGATATGAAAAGAAGGAAGAAATTCATGTTGAAGGTGATAAGTGGATAGAAGATGATCGTACTTGGACTATAAAAGATGGTCTTAAACAAAATATAACAAAACTCGATAGAGCAAAAGAATCATATTTACTCCCATTATTCTGTCCTAAATGTGGTAAAGTAATGAAAAATAGAAATGATTCTGATTTTTATAGAATACATAAAATGTGTTTTAATTGTGTTATTGATTTGGAAGAAGAATTAAAATGTTCTGGAAAGTGGGAAGAATATCAAACAAAAATACATAACGATGAAATTTATAATAAGATTAAAGAATTTAAGATTTGGATAAACGAGAAATCAAATGAATCAAATGATGCTTTCTTTTCTGAAAATGGTGAATTAGAAAAATGGAATGGAAAGCTAAATTCAGAGAAAATTGATGAATACACTGAAAGTGTAATTGTATATCTAGAAAATCTTAAAAAATAATGAACATAAGTGTACTTGAATCATATGCTATCCTAGCTGCCTCTTTTATAACGGGAATATTTGGTCCTTTATTAATACAATATACAAGAAACAGAAAAGCAGTAAAACTCCATAAACAAAAAGATCCCATATCAAAAGATTTAGATATTAACTTGTTGATTGATGAACAATTAGAACAAATCCATACTGATTTAAATACTGATAGAGTGTGGATATCTCAATTCCATAATGGTGGTAATTTTTATCCAACCGGAAAATCAATGCAGAAATTTTCCTTAGTTTATGAACAAATCCGACCTGGCATAAAGCCAATGCGTGAAACATACTCTAATATTCCCGTATCTTTATTTACAAAATCATTAAAATACTTATATGATAATGATGAATTATTACTTCCCACAGTTACTAGTGATAATATGGGGTTACGTTCGTTCGCTGATGAATTAGGGAATAAATCATCTTATTTATTCGCTTTAAAATCACTTCATGGTGATTTTTTAGGTACAATGGGGGTTGAATTTTGTATTGAACAGAAAAACCTCACAGAAGGAGAAACACAAGATTTAAGAATTAAAGCCGCCGCCATAGGTTCATTATTGAGTACTAAATTAAATATTCCATATAAAAAATAAGTTTATGTCAGTAAAATTAACACAAGAAGAAATCGACAAATTAATTGGTTTTAGACAAACAGAAGGTACCCTAATTCAAATGATGGGTGAAATTGAATTAAAATCATTATTAATTCAACAACAAAAAGATGTTTTGAAAGAATCATTTTTATCTTTCCAGAAAGAACAACAAGAATTTGCTACAAAACTCCAAGAAATATATGGTGATGGTAGTATAAATATTGACTCAGGAGAATTTACTCCAGTACAATCTTAATGTTTTTGAAAAGATAGCTCATATTTATAATAAACAAGTATTTATTTAACTAATTATTATAAATTAAAATGAGCGAAACATTATTATCATCTGGTATATCACAACAAGAAAGTGATAAATCATTAGTTACAAAACAAGCTCCAACCATTGGGGCGGCCATTATAGGCCCAACTGCAAAAGGTCCATTAATTCCTACTTTAGTTTCATCTATGAGCGAATATAGCTCTGTGTATGGAGGTGGAGTAATTAGTGGTTCAGCATCTTATTCATATCTAACAACAGTTTCTGCCAATAATTACTTTAGTCAAGGTGGTCAATCCTTACTTGTGCAAAGAGTAGTATCTGGTTCATTCACTCCTGCTTCTGGCACTGTTTATAGTATTCTAAACCCAGCATCCGCTTCTTTCGCTTTATCAACAATTTCTAAAGGAGCAATTATGAATTCATCAGGAAGTGAAAATGCTTCTGGTTCATTGATTTCTGGTTCCTCTGATAATGTTAGATGGGAGATTCAAAATGTAAATACCGGTTCAGGTACATTCAGTTTATTGATTAGACAAGGGGATGATACTACAAAGAATAAAGTATACCTCGAAACATTTAATGGTTTATCATTAGATCCGCTTTCCGCTAATTATATAGAGAAGGTAATTGGTAATACATCATTTAATATAAGAAATGAAGGAACAGACTATTATGTTCAAAATTCTGGTTCATATGCCAACAAGAGCAATTATGTAATTGTATCTTCAGTAACCACAAAAACTCCTAATTATTTAAATAGTGATGGTAGTGTTAAACCTCAATTTACAGGTTCATTACCAGTAATTGGTTCAGGTTCATTTAGTGGGGCAACAGGAAATTTATTCAATGGAGAAGCTTTATTCAATGAAAATATAAGCTCAACTAACATACAAGGTGTAGGACCAAATGATTATACATCTTCTATTGCTCTTTTAACTAACACAAACGATTATAAATTTAATATATTAACAGCACCCGGCCTAAATGTATCTGATCATGCTAGCGCAGTAACTGCTTTAGTTGCCGCTGCAGAAGCTAGACAAGATTGTATTGCTGTAATTGATTTGGATGGGTATGGAACAACAGTAGCTGGAATTGTACAAGATGCAGCAGCCGTTAATTCTAGTTATGCTGCAACATATTGGCCTTGGTTACAAACAATAGATATAAATTCGGGTCAAACGGTGTGGGTACCAGCTTCAACAATGATTCCTGGAGTATTTGCATTTTCTGACAAAACAACTGATCCATGGTTTGCTCCGGCAGGTTTACAGAGAGGTAGTTTAGGTAATGTAATTCAGGCTGAACGTAAGTTAACAGCAGGAAATAAAGATTCATTATATGTTGCTAATATAAATCCAATTGCTACTATCCCTCAATCAGGTATTGTTGTGATGGGACAAAAAACAATGCAAAAACAAGCGACTGCTTTGGATCGTGTGAATGTAAGACGATTGTTGATCGCTTTGAAAGATTTTATTGGTAAAGTAGCAACAAATCTTGTATTCGAACAAAATACAACAGCAACACGCAATTTGTTTTTATCGCAAGTAAATCCGTATCTTGAATCAGTTCAACAAAGACAAGGTTTGTATGCGTTTAGTGTTACAATGGATGATACAAATAACACTCCAACTACTATCGACAGAAATGAACTTGTTGGACAAATTACCATCCAACCTACAAAAACCGTTGAATATATATTGCTTAATTTTACCATTACTCCCACAGGAATTTTATTTTAAGTAGTTGAAATATTATATTAAGGAAGGACGACATTTATTTGCCGTCCTCTTTTTTTATTTAAATTGATATTTTTCGCCAAGTTCTCTAATAATTTCTTTTGCTTTATCTACTGTGACTCGAAAAAATTCTCTATCTTTCCTCAAGCGATATCCATCAAAATAGTTATGTACTTCTCTTTCTAATCGAATAGCATTAAAACATGGGAATGCCCATTCAATATCAAAAGTAATTGGTACACCAGTAGCTCTACTCAAACCTTCAACACGTTTTTGTGGTGTTTTGTCTGTAAAACCAATCTTAATTAAACCAGGCATTGCTTTGTTAGATAAAACATAAACATATTGATAATCTACATTTGTTTCTGCTTGGTGTTCTTTTAATCGATTAGTATAGTATAATACATCTTCCCATCCTTCAATAGCTGGATATTCTTCTTTAGTAGAAGGAACATATGTGAAATAAAATATATCTGAATCAAATATGTCTTCTTTTTGAGAAATGTATTTTGTTGCTTCTTCTGGAAGGATATATTGAATTTTGTCTGGTTTTTGCATGTTTGTCGAGTTTTATAGGAATATATAAAATAGTTATGGAGAAACCAAATTTTCACCATATTTATCATAAAATAATAACATTTAAATTATAAAAATATTATGGCTATATTAGATGCTTCTGAAATATTCTATACCGCATTTGAACCAAAACAAAAGAATCGTTTTATTATGTATATGGATGGAGTTCCTTCATATATGGTTAAAGGAATTAGTGCTATATCTTTAACTCAAGGTGTAGTAGAGTTAAACCATATCAATGTTCAACGTTATGTTAAAGGGAAAACAAAATGGGATCCAATTGATATTACATTATTCGATCCTATCACTCCATCAGGTGCTCAAGCAGTAATGGAATGGGTGCGTCTAGGACATGAATCAGTAACTGGTCGTGATGGATATAGTGATTTTTATCTAAAAGATCTTACATTTAATGTGGTCGGTCCTATTGGGGACATCGTTAGTGAGTGGGTCATTAAGTCGTCCCTTATTACTAAAGCTGATTTTGGTGATTATAATTGGGATACCGAAAATGCTGCCCAAGAAATCAAGTTTAGCGTCCAACCAGCATATTGTATTTTAAATTACTAGGATTCAGTAGCTGACTTTATAAATAAATTGCGTCTTCTTGCAAACATACTTGCGAGAAGACGTTTTCTTATCATATGTATAATATATACGAATATACTAATTAAAATAAAATTTATGAGCGAAGATTTTAAATTTCCAACCGAAGAAGTACAATTACCATCCAGAGGTTTACTCTATCCATCAACAAACCCTTTATCATCAGGTAAAGTAGAAATGAAATATTTAAGTGCTGGCTCTGAGGATATCCTTACAAACCAGTCCTATATTCAAAAAGGTACTGTACTCGACAAACTGCTTGAATCGTTGTTTGTTAACAAAGACATTAAAGTTAAAGATTTGGTGGTAGGTGATAAAAATGCATTGCTTATTGCTGCCCGCATTTTAGGATATGGTAAAGAATATAAATTCAACTACAAGAATGAAGAACAAACAGTCGATCTATCTACTTTAGAGAATAAAGAATTCGATGAATCACTTATCACTAAAGGTGTGAATGAATTTAATTTCACATTCCCTACCTCAGGTACAAATATTACCTTTAAAATATTGAATGGAGAAGACGAATCGAATATCGACAGAGAATTAGAAGGTCTCAAGAAGATTAACAAAAATTTATCACCAGACCTAACTACTCGCCTTAAATATATTATTACTTCAGTGAATGGAAGTGCTGACAAAAAAGAAATACGCGAATTTGTTGATAAACATTTATTAGCGATTGATTCACGCGAATTGCGTCAATATATTAAGAAAGTACAACCAGACGTTGATATGACAGTTACTATGGAGAGTGGAACTGAAGCTAACATGCCAATATCTCTTAACTTCTTCTGGCCGGACACAAATTATTAAATCATATTATGGAAGTTAGTGAAAAACTTAGAAAACAACTAGAGTTTTTTGGTATATCTCCTGAGTCGGCTGCCCAATCGCGTTTTAATTTATTTGATTTAATTGATGAAATGGTTATTTGTGGAGCTGGTGCTTACTCTTGGCAAGACATTTATAATATGCCAATATGGTTACGTACCTTCACATATAATAAGATGAAGAAGCGTGTTGAAAAAACTACTACTTCTACTACTCCAAAAGGGCAAAAGAATTTAGTGAATCCGGATGGTACAATAAATAAACAAGCATTTAAAGAAGCAAACGAAAATATGAACGGAAAAGTCAGCTATAAATAAAGGTTTTTGATTGTCTAAATAACTTTCATATATTTATAATAAACAAGGAAATAACAAATAACAAATAACAAATAACAAATAACAAATAACAAATAACAAATAACAAATAAAAAAACAACTATTAACAGAGGCTGAAAAACGCAGAATGCAAAAATTAGCTGGTATAATCTCTGAAGAATACATGGGAAATAATGATGAATTAATTCAAACTAACTTAGAAATACTTAAACGATATTATCTTGATCTCGAATTAAGAGATATTTTGCACAGTAATGAATCTTTATCTCCTATTATAAAAAATTTAAATGATGTAATTAATATTGTTAGTAAGGTAAATGATATAGATTCATTTAATAATATGTTATAAAATTTTGGATTTGATCCAGACGACGATGAAATTGATAAAGCTCTTGAAAGTATGAAAGGATATGGTCCCTTATAAGGGTTAATTATGTTTTTGAGTAATGATAATTAAAAACCCAACCATCGAAAGATAGTTGGGTTTTCTCATATTTATAATAAAATATATATTGAATGGATGCTCCCGATATAAATGATATAAATAAACAGATTGCTGATATTCGTACCCAATTGAATCTACAGGATATGGATAAACCATTTGCTAATCTTAAACTTGCTCAAAGCGAACTCAAAGCTTTACAGGCTTCTTTAAGAGAGATGGGTACAGATTTGGATTATATTCATAAATCATTTAGAGATAGTGTAAATGAATTATCTAAACAAGGTAGTATACTTTCTACAGTTAGATCATCTCTTAAAGGTATATCTAATATATCAGGTAAATTAGTTGATTATAAAAAAGGTGAAGTAGACTTATCAAGAAAAGATTTAGAAAATTTAAAATATAAAGCTAAAAAACAATGGGAGATATTAGAAGCTAACAAAGATAATCAAAAATTAAGTACAGAACAACAAAAAGAATTACAAGAATCTCTCAAGTCGTTAACAATATATCAAGAAGGTTTTGAAGAAATCGAAATTCTCCAACGTAAAATAAACAGCAATTCAGGTGTTGAATTATTTGGTGGTATGTCGGATTTAATTAGTTCACTTCCTGGCCTCCGTAAATTAGCCGAACCATTCCAAGACGCAGCCAAAGCAGCAAAAGATGCTGCTCGTGAAAAAATACTTACTGGAGAAGGCCCTTCAGCTATGATGGCCGGTTTAAAATCATTAGGACCGGCCTTAGCAAAAGCGTTTGGCCCACTTGCTCTTATAACATTGTTCATAGAAGGGTTAGGCCAAGCTGATAAAGAAACTACTGAACTCAAAAAATCGATGGCTCTTACTACATCTGAGTCAGTAAGTTTCAGATACAATATGGTAGGAGCAGCAAACGCTTCCGAAAATATAAATATTACAGCCACTAAATTACTTGAAACATTTTCTTCTCTTAATAAACAATTTGGATATATAACAAACTTTGCTACTTCTACTTTAGTTACTGCAACAAAATTAACAAATGTTGTAGGTATTGCTGGTGAATCTACAAATAATTTAGCTGCTGCCTCTGAGTTAAATGGGTTGAATTTTGAAACTGCTTATAAAAGTTCTATAGGTACTAGCTATGAAATGCAACGCCAAGCAGGTGTACAATTTGATTTACGAGATATATTAACAGAATCAGGTAAAATAACTGGACAAATACGAGCTAATTTAGGCGCTAATCCTATGAAATTAGCAGAAGCTGTTACTCAAGCCAAAATATTTGGTGCTTCTTTACAAGAGGTAAACTCAGCAGGTAAATCGTTTCTTGATTTTGAATCATCAATAGAGAATGAATTACAGGCAGAATTATTACTCGGTAAAGATCTTAATTTAGAAGGAGCAAGACGTGCTGCATTAAATGGTGATCAAGTTGGATTAGCGAAAGAGTTAACTAAACAAGCTGGTTCGTTTTCTGAGTATTCGAAAATGAATGTTTTGCAACAAGAATCTTTAGCAGCCGCTATTGGAATGCAAGCCGACCAATTGTCCGATATATTATTCAAGCAAGCTGTTCAAGGAAAAAATGCAAAAGAATTACGAGCACTCGGAGAAGATGAACTAGCGCAAAGACTCGAATCTCAAACATTAGCTGATAAATTCAGTGCTACAATGGATAAATTGAAAGCTATAGTGACTGATGTAGCAACCGCCTTTATGCCTATATTAAATGTAATAGGAGGTATATTATCATTTTTAGGAGGATGGGCCCCTCTTTTAGCAGTAATCGCAGGAGCCGTATTATCAGTTTCATTAGCAATGAAAGCAGTTGCATTATGGACAGCAGCTACAGCGGCCTTTGCTAATCCAATACAAGCCATAGCAGGAGTTGCAATTGCTGGAGCAGCAGTAGCCGGAATAACTACTTTAATGGGTTCTCATTTACAACCAGCAGGCGACCTTATATCACCAGCCTCTGGTACAACACAAATTTCTACTAAAGAAGGAGGTTTATTTAATTTATCTAAAAACGATGATGTTATTGCTGCTCCCGGCCTAGCAAATAAACTAAATAATTCAGGTGGAACAAATATGTCTGAAACAAATATGTTACTTAAACAAATATTAACTAAACAAGGTACTGTACAAATAGATAATACAAAAATTGGTACAGCATTTGCAATGAACACTTACGAAATTCAATAAATAATTATATCATGGGACTACAAGACAAACTTACAAAAGACGGATCTCTTTATTCAGGATTAAATGGATCAACTCCATCAACACCTAACTTAGCAGGATCTAAATTACACAATACTTATTCTATCAATGGTTCTCCAATAATGAAAGGATACCCAGCACCATCTATTCTTGATTTAGATGGTAAAACTCCTGAAAAATATATTGATAAAATCAAGAAATAATGCCAATACTTACTCAAGTAAATAGCACAAAATTTCGTTCATTAAAATATGGAGGAGATAGATTGAATGGGGGTTCGAGTTCTCAACCTTACATTCAAACTCCTATCCCTGAAAATTCTCCTGGAACAGGCGGACCAGACTTTCTATTGAGGGGTGGTTTACTTACTCCAAAACGTATTCTAAACGATGTTTCTCGAATTACACAAATGTTTTTCGATACTCGTTCATTGAATGGATTATTATTTACCGCTAAACAAAACATACTATCTCTTACTAATGTAAACACAAAGGCTGGTACTGGGGTTTTGAATAATATATTAGATACTAATAGTAAAATATATTTACCTACGAGCACCATTGCTCAGGTTGCTTTAACTGCTGAGGGAGGGCATCTCTCTAAACAAGGTGTCGTTCCTACAAATGTAGTAACATCCTTATTTGATTCTGTATTAAATGCTAATAAAGAAAGTAGAGTAGTAAATTTATATAAAGATCATATTATTCAGTCATCTACTTTAGCTCCTGTATTATCTACTGATATTCTGTATTCATATTCTGGAGGTCCAGGTAGTGTATTAGGTATTGGACAAACAAATATAAAAATAGCTAGCGATAGAACAGGTATTAATAACCCGAATATAAAAATATCTAATTATAATATATTAAATTCTGATCCAAAATTATTTTCAACGAATGATAAATTATATAGGACGGGTGCAACCTCTAAATATGTTGAATATTTAGGAAAAAAATCAATATTAGAATTTGAAAATGACTTTAATCAAACTGGTAAAAGCAAATCGTCTTTTAAATATGATTCTTTAATACCCAAACATATAGATCCTAAAACATATATATCATATAAACAATTATCAAATCAGAATACTTCATCAAGTATACAAGATTTCCGTACTCAAATAACTGGTTCAGTATTATATTCAAAATCATTAAATTATAAAACAAAAGGAATAGATAAACGTATTGGATTCAATCCTGTAAAACCGACCAATACAATAGATTATTCAATTACTGGAAGCGCTGCTTTCGATAAAATAAATGCTTCTGGATTATATTATAGTTCTCTCCACGATTCTACAGGCGATTTCAATGATTTGGTAAAATTTAGAATAGCTATAATAGATAATGATGCACCTGATAAAGCGACATATATGCATTTCAGAGCATATATAGACTCATTTAGTGATTCTTATAATTCTGAATGGGATTCATTGAGTTATGTAGGTAGGGGTGAGAAATTTTATAGATTTAATAATTTTACAAGAGAAATATCATTATCATGGACGGTAGCTGCTCAATCCAAAGCTGAACTAATACCAATGTATCATAAATTAAATTATCTTGCATCTAGTTTAGCTCCTGATTATTCTAAAAATGGATATATGCGAGGTAATATGGTTAAATTAACTGTGGGTGGTTATTTATATGAACATCCAGGAATATTAACTTCTATGACATTAGATATCCCACAAGAATCAACATGGGAAATAGGAGTAGGAACAGACCAAGCAGAAGATAATAGTGTAAAAGAATTACCACATATTATTCGTGTAACGGGAGTCAGATTTATACCTATACATACCTTTGTGCCACAATTATTTGATCCACAAACGCTTGATCAAAAATATATCGCTCTTGCTAATGGTTTTGGTGATCAAAAAAATAATTATGTTGATAATAAACAATTATATAAATAATGAATCGCTATCAAAACATACAAATCAATTCTACAGACAAAGGTAAGAAATATTACCGAAATGTAAAATATCCTGAAATCCCTTTGGATTTCTCAGATATTTATGTATATTCAACTGTAGGAGATAGGTTTGAAACATTAGCGTTACAATATTATAACGATAAATCATTATGGTGGGTAATATCAATTGCCAATCCTTCTCTAAAACAAAATTCATATTTTATCCCATTGGGTTTTCAATTAAGAATACCACAAAACGTGAGTAGCATACTAAGTAGCTATTCCCAATTAAATAAGTTATAAAATGACAGGAAATATCATAGGAGAAGAATTTCAAGAATATGTTCTCAATCAAATCCAAAGCCGCCAAAAATTACAAGGTAAAGGAATTGATGGTACTCCTCGTTCTGCTCAAGATATAAATTATTTAAGTAATAGAAATGCTTGGATAAAAATGGCTTCCTCTGTATCCGTAGGAGATATGTCTACTCCGAAAGATAACAAAATAGAAGAATTAGCTGACCAAAAATTAAGAAATCTATTTACTGATAAAAGCAATATAGAAGAATATAAAGGAATAAATCTTGCTAAAAAAGCTATTTTATTTAATACAATCGTTGAATTAAAAGAAGATAAAACATACAATACACGTGCTGGATTGACTCCCAACACATCATTATGGAACAATTCAGCATATGGTTTTGGCGGAACTGACTTCGGTCTACAACCACCACCAGGAATTACTTCAATATCTATTGATACTGTTAATAGAGGATCAATCCGTAAAGCAACCGTAACTTTAAAAGCATATAATAAATTTCAATTTGAATTGATTGAATTATTATATTTGCGTTTAGGTTTTACTATGATGCTTGAATGGGGGTGGGATAAATACATAAATGATAAAAATAAGAGTAAAGTAGAAAATCTTGGCAATACTTTAATAGAAGAGTTTTGGTTTAGCGCAGGAAATAATACTACTCAACTTCAAGTTCTGAAGAAGATAGAAGCTACTCGCGAACGATATTGTGGGAATTATGATGGTTTTTTCGGTAAAGTATCTAATTATAATTGGAAATTTCAATCGGATGGTAGTTATGATATAAATATAAGTTTAATTACATTGGGGGATGTAGTAGAGTCATTACAGGCTAGAGTGTCTGCTACTAGTAATTTCTTACCGTCTGGCTCAGATAATCCTATAGCATCATCTATGGGGCAAACATCCATTGATCAGTGGTTATATAATAAATTAATGGATAGTAATATAAAAGCCAATAAGAATTATTATAAAGTGTTGTTGGCTTCTGATATGAAGGTAAAGGGAGATAAATATCAATATTATGTTTCATTCAATGAGTTAGTCAGTCAAATAATTACTTTATGTATTCCATTAATCAATAATGGGAATAATAGATCTCCTCAAATCCACATAGATTCAGATATAAACAATACTTTAATAAAGGTGTTTCCTAATCAGATATCTATTGATCCTCGAATATGTTTGTTTAATCCGTATTTCTCTAAAAAAGATTTTACTGAGGTACTATTAGAGAAAAATATAGATCTGAAAGATTTAAAACAATATATATACACCAACCCTACTACTAGAGTTGTGTATGGTCAATTAATGAATTTATATTTAAATTTTGATTTTATATTAACTAACATTAAATCAAATGTTGATAAGAACGGACGATTATCATTATATCGTTTTTTAGAAAATATATGCGATGGGATTAATTCATCTCTTGGTGGAGTAAATAAAATTCACCCTATTATCAAAGATGATAACGTTATCACATTTATAGATCAATCATTACAATCTTCAGCAGGAATAAACAAATCTAAAAAAGACACAGCCAAAATCGAAGTGTATGGATATAATAGAATCAACAATACATCAAATTTTGTTAAAAATATTGATTTCCAAACCAAATTAACAAAAGAGACCTCGGCCATGATAAGCATTGGTGCTACGGCTGGAGGAAATGAAACATCGATTAAAAACGGTGATGCTACCGCTTTTTCTAAATGGAATGAAGGTTTAGTTGATAGATTTTGTCAAAAAATATTTGACCCATCTGAAACAACTAGTATTACTCAGGATACTAAAATAATTATTAATACATTTACTACAGAACATATTAAATCGACTTATAGCAATATAGCACAAGAAGAATATAAAATTACCTCTTTAGATTATGTCAAAATAAATAATTTACCATGGGATCAAATTACTATATTATCAAGAGATTATGTTGATAACCCACCCAATTCATTACTAGTATTAAATCAATTACAAAACACAGCTAGAAGAATAGCAGACATAGAGAGAAAAGTTAGAGATAAAACTAGACAAGCTAATCACCAATCATCAGAATCATTCAAAACAGATTCATCTACTGGTTATTTAGCATATGTTTTACAAGCTTTTGGTGGGACGTCTGCTGATAATATAATAACTGAAGAAGGTTTATCAAATTATAAAGTAGAAGAAGGAGATGATAAATATTTTTATTATGATCCACAATTTATTGAACGAGGTAAATCATTATATTCTGCTTATATAGCATATAAATCATTACAAAAATATACTCAAACCAAAAATCAATCATCACAGATAGGATTTCTTCCATTAGAATTCAATCTAACTGTTGATGGTATATCAGGGATGAAGATATACAATAAATTAAATATATCACAAGATTTTCTTCCGAGCAATTATCCTACATCATTTGACTTTATTGTAACCAAATTGAATCATAAAATTGAGAATAATTCATGGGAAACTGAGATAGGTACATTATCTACTTCAAATATAGATGAACAATTAGATGATAGTGGTTCTAGTTTGGATGTTAAGAAAGAAATAAAAAAAGAACAAATTCCCATAAGTGGGATAGCTCGATTAGTAGCAGCCTATTGTAAAGATGTTCTTAAATTGACAAAAGAACAAACAGCAGGTTTGATGGGAAATATAGAAAGAGAAAGTGGATTTATTGTTAAACGTTTTAATCGTAAACAAGCATACGGTCTAGTTCAATTTGATGTAAATGGTGATTTTGGAGGTTCTAATCATTCTATAGATAATGTTGTTAAACAAGTTGGTTCTACTGTTGGCTCTCAACTTAGTGCTTTATCTCGTATAAATCAATACAAAAAATGGGTTTCTGAAACAAGAGCTTCTTCAGATATATCATTTGTTGCTAAGAAATTTGCATTAATTTATGAATATTATAATGCAAAAGATGAAATGGATGTAGCTAAAAAAATAAATGAGGCTAATGGTAAAAAAGAATCTATACAAGTATCATTAGCTAAAGCAGGATTTAATAAGAGAATACAATACGCAATTACATATTATCAACAATTCCATTCAGGACAAAAATTAGATTGGAATAAATTAAATTGGAATTCTGAAAAATCATTAGATAAATAAAGGCTTTTGATTGTAAAAATAATTTTTATATATTTATAATAAATCAGGAAACAACAAACAACAAACAACAAACAACAATGAAAAAACAACTTATCACAGAGGCCGAAAAACGCCGTATGCAAGTATTAGCAGGAATCATTAAAGAAGACCAAGAAGACCAACAAAATGAATCTGATTATGTTCCTTCTGATATTGAAAAATTAGTTATATCTTCATTAGAAAAATTAGAGGGTTCAGAATCAGAATATGCTGCTGAATTTGCTATTGAAAATATAGAAATGGGCTTTGATCAAGATGAACTGAAATTTATTGTTAATTTTTTTAAAGAAGATTGGAAAAAAATTGCAGATTATTTATTATATTTTTGGACAAATGAACCTGATGATTTAACATTTATAAATGCTCAACAAGCTGAAGCAGTTCATAAATTATTTGAAAAATCATTAAGAAAATAATATGATGGGTATAATATGAAATATTATCCTAAATCACAAATAAAAACTGGTCTATACACAAAAGGAAACGAATTTACTATTTCCCAGACAGGCGAACTATATAAAGGATATTATTGGGGTACTTCTACTGGAGAATTTTATACGGGTGAAAGTCCAGATGCTCGTCCTTCTAATCGATTATCACCTGTTTCATCTGTAAATCAAAATACACTAAAAGTTCAACAAGAATCATCACAATCAATTGATGAACAAAACTCATATTATATACCTGACATAGCATATAATAATGCTAAAAATATTTCAAATAATAAGCAAGCTCCATTACCCCCTAAACAAACTATCAGTGTTCCGACTGCTGAAGATTATACGAATGGTTATTTCATGAGATATTTTCTGAAGAAGAATAATGAATATAAATATATTGAGATATCAAAAACAGATTATTCGTTATATTCAGTTCAGTTGTCAACTGTTCAACACGAATTGTATACTCCAACTTCTTTAAAATGGTCATTAACACAGAATAATCAATCTGCTGTTATTTATATTGAAAATACAATGGGTTGGTATGGATTTTCTCAATATTTTAAAGGGAAATTTGATAAATATGTTAAATAATTTGGCTCTCTAAAGGAGCCTTTTTATATTTATATCTAATTAATAAAGGTTATCATAGTGTACTATATTATTGAAGGTTTAGAGCAGCTCGAACAATTCCATAGACAAAACTATAAAGAAGTGTTTATGGAAATAATCCAATTCAGCAACACTATACATCCATCCCAAAACGAAATATCACTAATTTATATCAGACCATGCGAAGAAACCAAGGGTTTTATGTTATGCATACAACATAGCGAAACATTATCGATCGCGCTAAATCTCGCGTTAAAATCGCTAAAAACTTATAATAAAATATATGTTCGAGACAAGAAAGAAGCACTACATTATTTATCATTAAAAAATTTGTGGGATATAAATCCCGGTCCAAAACCAGTACAATTATTAACAACAGTCGCGCACGAAACGTTTTATAGGAAGTATGGAAATCTAAAAGATATTAATACACTTATACCAATATCAAAACATTACGAGGTTTGTGAACAATTATATGAAGATTTAAAACACAATATAAAACAAGAATACACAAGTTATGAACAATTTTTTAACAGTAAAGTATCCGTGGTTTTCAACGCCATCGAACGTAATGGTTTGCGAGTACAACCAGAATTATTTGGAGAATACTTCCATGAATTGGATGGAGAATATACCTTCACTCAATTCAACCTCAAAACTACAACTACTAGACCCGCCAATAGTTACGGAGGAGTAAATTATGCTGCTTTAAATAAGGAAAATGGATGTCGAGCTTCATTTATTCCTCGTAATGATATGCTGGTTGAGATGGATATCTCAGCATTCCATCCCGTATTAGCGGCTAATTTAGTTGGTTATCAATTTGAAGGCGATGTCCATGGTCAACTAGCTGAATTATATGGTGTTTCTTATGAAGAAGGTAAGCAGATTACATTTCGTCAAATGTATGGAGGTGTTTATAAACAATACAAACATATCGAATTTTTTGCGCTAGTAGAAAATTATGTACAAGAGTTATGGCAAAAATTCAATGAAGAAGGTTATATAGAATGTCCTATATCGCATTATATATTTCGCAAGGATGAATTGGATAATATGAATCCACAGAAATTACTGAATTATTTGTTGCAAAACCTTGAAAGTTCATTAAATGTCTTGATTTTGTGGGAAATTTTTCGTATATTGATAGGAAAGAAGACGAAACTGATTCACTATTCGTATGACGCAGTATTAATAGACTATTCAGAGGATGAACCGGAATTATTAGAACAAATAAAAAATGTATTCGAGTATTATAATTTGAATATAAAAGTTAAACAAGGATTAAATTACGATTTTAAAAATTAAAGTTATGAAATTGACAACAAATGAATTATATCTAAGTAGATTCATTTATTCTCTTGAACAAGATGTAGAACAATGGGAAACTACATACTCAGCTGGAGGATACGGTCAGAGTTGGAATGAATATCATGGACCTGAATATGTTAATACAGAGGGTGAAAGACTACAATTTGCCATTACGTTGAATTCGACAGGGGCTTATATAAATGGATATATGAGTTGGACTATTCCTTTCCTTAATCCATTTTCATATAGATGTAGAAGATTTATAAAAGCATATAGAAAGATGAAAAAGATTACCAAAATTAAAGCACAAGAACAATATAATCAGAAATTGCTGAAAGCATTATAATCAGTTATGAATCAACAACCTCCAAAACAGACCAATATTTATAATGGAAATATTTATGATTTCCCATTATTCCATAATTTAACCAAGGATATGTTAAATAATCGTCTGTTATGTACATTTGTGCACCCATCTCAAGTAGACTCATTAATTAATGAACTACAATCTCGTTATACAATTCTGTATAATAAAATGTTTGTATTAGATATTGTTGGACGAGATACAGAAGTAGTTGTGACCTATAATATTGACCATGGAAACGTAACATCTATTGTAGAAAATACTATACTTGTGCACCGTAACAAGTCTTGTAATGTGCTCTATAGTTTGAACTCATTAAATGAACTTGTTAAAAAACTCAACAATGGTTTATTAGATAATAATTTCCCAATCAACTGGCAAGACTATAAAAATAGCATACTATTAACTCAAAATGGTGAATTTCATCAGTTACATACAAAAATAAATAAAATAATCGAACTATAAAATGAAACCGACTGAATTAAAGATATTTATTAATGAAGAATTGAAAAAATTTTTCAAATTAAATCCATATTCTTTAGAAGATGAACTTATATTAGAAAGTGAAATAATATTAAGTGAATTATTAGATCCTACTGATTATTATCAATATAGTGGGTCTAAGGGGTTATATACATATAAAGATATAAATGGAAATGAATTCTTTGTTAGATTAGCATATCAAGCAGTCGGAAGTAACCCGTTTTTTGAATTAAAGACAGGATGGTTTGATGAAGAAGGTAACGCAAAATATGAACCCTCAATTCCTCCATACTCCCCTAAAGCATCAGGAATAGATTTACAAAAACGTTCTAACACAGTTGCTAAAATATTTAAAGATGAAATAATTCCATTTTTTAACCAACAAAATATATCTGATACAATGGTTATAAAACCCATATCTGCTTCAAGAGCTAGATTTTCAAGAATTATGATAAGCAAATTTGTCCCAAAAGATAAATTTAATATTGATTTAGATGAATTAATAATAAAGAAATTATAAAATGAAACCATTACTCGAAGACATGACAGAATTTTGAAAATAATTTGGCTTCTCAAAGGAACCTTATTATATTCACAACACAACAAGGAAAAATTAGTTATAAACAATAAAAAACAAGTTATTATTATGAATTTAAATGCAATTCAATCGAAGTTGGATTCACTTCAAAAGAAAGAATCAAAAAAATTTGAAAAGAAAGATTATTCACTAACGCAATGGAAACCAGCCATAGGTAAACATACAATTCGTATTGTACCATCTGCTTATGATTCTGAAAACCCATTTACTGAATTGAAATTCTATTATGAATTCAAAGGTACTATTTTATCTCCTTTATCTTATGGAGAAAAAGATCCAGTTGCTGAATTTGCTGCTAAATTAAGAGCAAATTATAATGCTGAGAATTACAAATTAGCTAGACAGTTGGATCCTAAAACACGTATTTTTGTACCTGTTATTGTAAGAGGTGAAGAAGAAAAAGGCGTTCGTTTGTGGCAGTTCGGTAAACAAATTTACGAAGAATTATTATCATTGGCTGCTGATGAAGAAGTAGGTGACTATACTGATATCGCGAATGGACGTGATTTTACTATTGAAGTTATTGGTAAAGAAGCTACAGGGACTGATTACAATAAGACTACTATTCGTCCTAAGATGAAGACCACTCCAATCGGAACTAATAAAGCAGAAGTGAAGAAATGGTTAACAGAACAACCAAAACCACTTGATGAATTTACACACCAATCATTTGATGAACTTAAAGAAATTCTGAAGAAATGGTTAACTCCTGAAGAAACGGAAGTAGATGAATCAGCTTATGTAACTGAAGCAGATGAAGATAGTACTCAACCAGCCCCAAAGGCCGCTGCTAAATTTGCATTAGAAACAGCAAAATCTGTTGTAAAATCAAGTAAAGAAGATAAATTCAATGCATTGTTTGCTGAAGAAGATAATGAAACTGTTGAATTGCCTTTAGAAAACGAAGAAGATTTACCTATTAATAAGAAATAATGGCGAAAAAATCATTATCTGATGCTGTATCCAAAGAAATTAAGTCCAAGTTTAGCTTGGATAATTTCAAGGATAAGAAAGGACTGAATTCGAATGTAAAGTTTAAGGAACAGCAATATATACCATTCTCGGATGCTGTGTCAAAGGCTCTAAGTTTACCAGGCATACCTACTGGGCAAGTATCTATGACACGTGGTTTTAGTGATAGTGGGAAGAGTTCTTTATTAATTGAAGTAGCTATATCTGCCCAAAAGATGGGTATTCTTCCTGTAATTATTATTACTGAAATGAAGAATAGTATGGAACATTGGAAGGATATGGGATTTGAATTAACAGAAACGAAAGACCCAGATGGTTCAGATAGTACTAATTATGAAGGGTTCTTTATATATGCTGATAGAAGTACTATTAATACAATTGAAGATGTTGCTGAATTCATTATTGATTTATTAGATGAACAAAAGAAAGGCAATCTTCCATATGATTTATTATTTCTATGGGATTCAGTAGGTTCTATTCCGTGCAATATGAGTGTCGAACAGGGACGAAATAACAGTCAATGGAATGCAGGAGCTTTGAACACTCAATTTGGAAATTTTGTCAATCAAAAGTTTCCTATGTCACGTAAAGCAGATTGTCCGTATACAAATACATTATTTGTTATTCACAAAACCGGAGTTCAACCTGCTGAATCACCAATGGGGCAACCAAGAATGACTAATAAAGGTGGAAACGCTATATTTTGGGATGCAGCACTTTGTATTACATTTGGTAATGTTACTAATTCAGGTACATCTAAACTTAAAGCTGTAAAAGGTGGCAAGAATGTTGAATGGGCTAAACGCACAAGAATTGCTATTGATAAAATTCATTTAAAGGGAGCTACAGCTACAAAAGCTACTGTTATTATGACACCATATGGTTTTATAGATGATACACCAAGTGCTATTGACAAATATAAAAAACAATATGCTAAAACATGGTTCAATGATGTAACAGATTTGAGTGATATAAAATTTACTGAAGATACGTCTGAATGGACAGAACGTGAAAGTATTACTGATTTATTGGATGCTGTTGAAGAATAATTCATTTTTCATTTCTTTTCACATATTTATAATAAACTAATAATTATGTGTAAAATGAAGAAATGTAATGTGTGTTTAAAGGAATTTCCTTTGGATTGTTTCCATAAGAAAGCCACTTCCAAAGATGGATATAATAACATTTGTAAACCATGCAAGAAAATAAAAAATGATAAATTCTATGAAGAAAATAGAGAATCAAAAATAGAATATCAAAAACAATATTGCGAGGATAATAAAGAAGTAGTGTATGCCCGGAATTATGCTTATGATAAAATTCATCATAGAGAATATTTTTTGTCTCATAAAGAAGAACGTTTGGCTTATGGTAAAAAATATTCAAATGAAAGGGCAAAAGTTGATCCTAGTTTTAAATTAAGTTTGCTTTTAAGAACCAGATTTTATCATGCTTTGAAAAATGGTTTTAAAATGAAATCTGTGATTGAGTTAATTGGGTGTCATATAGATGAATTTAAACAAAAAATAGAAGAACAATTTCTACCAGAAATGAATTGGGATAATTGGGGACCTATTTGGGAATTAGATCATACATTACCCTGCGCTAGTTTCGATTTAACAGATATAGAAGAACAGAAAATATGTTTTCATCATTCAAATATGAAACCTATATTTAAAACAACTAAAATAGCCGAATCGTTTGGTTATATTGGATATATAGGTAACAGAAACAAACGAAGTAAAATTTTATAAATGTTTCTCGCATTTTGCTCTTCTCTCACATATGTATAATAAACAATTAAATAACATGACTCTCAGACAGAAACATAATCAACCCATATCCTTAAGCAGTCGAATTAATTCGATGGTTGAGGGCGCGTGTGATTCATTATATTTTGGAACATGGGATAATCAGAGGTTTAAACATTATTGAGTATAAAATAACTTAATATATTAAAGAGCCTCAAACCCGTAAAAAGATTTGAGGTTTCTTTATTTTCTATTTGGAGATGCAAAAATGAATTCGTATATTAACATATAGAAAAGAAAAACAAGGAATAAACGCGAGTATAGCACAATGGTTAGTGCGCTAGTCTTCCAAACTAGGGATGTGGTTTCGATTACCACTACTCGCTCAAATGATAATATAAGACGCGTCTTTTGACATAACTTATCTGGATAGACAAGAATGAAAACAGAGATGTGCGCTTCGAAAATTAACAGACGTGTTAATCAGCTTATGTTATTATTTATTTTGGACTATGGTGTAATGGTCAGCACCCAACTCTTTGACAGTCGTAGTTTAGATTCGAATTCTAATAGTCCAACAAAAAAAGGATGTGATGCAATTGGTAGCAACCTACTCTTGGACAGTAGACGTTGGGAGTTCGAATCTCCCCTTCCTGACAATTTGGGAGATTAATTTAATGGTAGAATGTATCCCTTACATGGATAATGCGAAGTTTCGATTACTTCATCTCCTACTAAAAATGGGTGTATTGCCATAGTGGACGAATGGTACCGGCTGTTAACCGGACGAGTAATACTCCATCGCAAGTTCGAATCTTGCTATGCCCGCAAAAATAAAATGGTCTTAGGGGATGCTTGGTGTGTCCGTCTGCCTGTCACGCAGTATAATCAGGTCGGTTCGAATCCGATTAGGACCGCAGAAAAATAATGGGAGTCATGCTCAAGTTGGCTCGGCGCGAGACTGTAAATTTCGTAACCTTTTAGGTGGTATGTTCGAATCCTACGACTCCCACAACAAAAATGCTCCTATCGTCTAAAGGTTAGGATATGTCCCCTTCAAGGATGTGATGCGGTCTCGGGATCCGCTGGGAGTACAAAAAACATATTGCGGGGTGGAGCAGTGGTAGCTCGTTGGGCCCATAACCCAAAGGTCAGGTGTTCGAGTCACCTCCCCGCAACTCAAATAAATACTTTAACTATTTTCTCGATATAAACCTGACGCAGTATATGCTTCAATAGTCGCAGATAAAATTTGCAAATAAATTTGGCTCTCTCAAGGAGCCTTTTTATATTATATCAAAATAATAATATATGATTACATCAATTCTAAGTAAAGAAAAACCGCCAAAATTCGAAAGGGACTCAAGAGGAATTATCATTCAAGATAATCTTAGAGTAGCATTTAATAGATCAGGTGATATTGTTTTAGGAAAAATAATTGAACTTAAACGATCAGATTGGGTTAAACATAGACAAGGAATCGATGATCAATTTTGGTGGGGAATTAAATTTGAATTAATAATCGAAGCAGAAGATGGAAAAATATCTGTTATTAAAAATCCAAATAGTTTTATAATTTTATGAAAAAATTTAAATATTTGACAAGAAGAAGTACTAATGTAATTCTTGATGATATTGAATTATGTAAATTAGGAGTTGAAGGGTGGGAATTAATAAATATAATAATCCCTGAATATAATAAACATAATACTTTTTTTATATATACATTTAAAAAAGAAATTAATGAATAAAGATCTCCTCCATTTACTCGAAGATATAACAGACGACCCCCAACAACCATCAAGCTCAGACGATAATAAACATAGTAGAGTACTTTTAATAGATAGTTTGAATCTGTTTTTTAGAAATTTTTCTACATTAAATTCAATCGCACCAAATGGTAATCATATTGGGGGACTTGGGGGATTTTTGCGTTCGTTAGGTACACTTATTAAAGAAACCAATCCTACCTCAGTATACGTTGTATTTGAAGGTATGGGTTCAACAATTAATAGAAAAAATATTCTTCCTGAATACAAATCGAATAGACATATCAAGCGTATAACTAATTGGGAAATATTCGATAATCTTGAAGAAGAACTTGATTCAAAAATTGATCAATTGTCTCGTTTAGTACAATACCTTAAATTATTACCAGTCAAAACTATATCTATTGATAAAGCAGAAGCTGATGATGTAATTGCATATTTAAGTGGACATTTAGTAGAAAAATATAACTCACAAGTATTTATAGTATCAAATGACAAAGATTATTTACAACTTATCAATGAAAATATATTGGTTTATCGTCCAACTGAGCGAATGTATTACGATTATGATAAGATAAAAGAAAAATTCCAAGTCTTACCAGAAAATTTCATCCTTTACAAAACATTATTAGGAGATAACTCAGATAGTGTGGAAGGTGTAAAAGGACTAGGAGAGAAAGGCATCTTCAAGAAATTTCCTGAATTATTAGATACACATATCACTCTTGATGATATACTCCAAATTTCAGAAGAGAAACTAGAAGAACACATTACTTACGCGCGTGTCCTCCAAGCAGCCGAACGTCTTAAAAGTAATTATAAAATAATGGATTTAAGTAAACCTTTAATAGATGAATACGATGAAGAATATCTAAAACAATTCGTTGAAGAACACGCTCCACAATTACAATCCTCATTGATTGCTAAACTTTACAATGAAGATAATTTGGGAGCAATAATAAGAAATTTAGATTGGTGGATTAAAGAAAATTTTACACAATTAACAGGTTTTAACAAATAGATATAACTTTTCTTGAGACTTTCTTGAGACTTCTAATATGTATAATAAATGGGTAGAGATAAAAAATTGAACACAGCTGAAGATAGGAAAATAGCTAAACGTCTCGCCAATTTGAGATATTATAGTAAGAATCACGAAAATATCAAAAAATATGAGAGACAAAAATATAAAGACGATAAAAATATATTTAGTTGAAAATTGCTATGGAAATCCTAATAAAGTATATATAGGAAAAGTAAAAAGTGAATCTAAGAATGTAATCACTAGAAAAAGTTCTCATAGAAATAAATTTGGAAGAGATATATCTTTTAATATTATAGATGAAAATAGTGATATGGAATCTTGGGGATTACTTGAAAATTATTGGATAGAACAATTTATAACATGGGGATTTGATGTTATGAATAAAAACAAGGGTGGAGGTGGTCCTCAAATTCATTCTGAGGAGACCAAACAAAAAATGCGTACCCCTAAATCTGAAGAAACGAAACAAAAAATGAGTATAGCTCATATTGATTTTAAATATTCTGAAGAAACGAAACAAAAAATGCGTCATCCAAAATCTACTACTATAAATTATTTTAAACCTAAATCATTAGAACATAGACAAAACTTATGCACATGTCATAAATATACAAGATCTATTATTCAATATGATTTAGATAATAATTTTATTAAAGAACACATTTCTATAAGAGAAGCATATATTTTTTTAGGTGAAAATATGAAATCAACTAATATAAATTTAGCTCTTTTAGGAAGACAAAACACGGCATACGGGTATAAATGGGAATATAAAAATGAAAAAGAAATAAAAAAATAAAAATATGACTTTACGTTCTCTAGAAGATTATGGTTCCAAATTTCAAACAAAAGTAATTTCATCTTTATTAACAGATAAAAAATTTTTAACAAATGTTCATGATATAATTGATAAAGAATACTTCACTAACCCATCCTCACAATGGATAATTGATTCAATATTACAGTATTATCAAAAATTTCATACAACACCTTCACTCGATATTCTGAAAATTGAATTGCAAAGAGTAAGCAACGATATTCTTCAAATAGCAATAAAAGAAAAATTAAAAGAAGCTTATACTGCTTCCGATGAAGATGTTAAATATGTTCAAGAAGAATTCACTTTATTTATAAAGAATCAACAACTTAAGCGCGCCCTATTAACATCAGCTACATTGCTTGATGTAGGTGATTTTGATGGTATTCGAGCACTTGTTGATAAAGCATTAAAATCAGGTACTGATAAGAATATAGGTCATGAATATATTTTAGATATTGAGTCTCGATACAGAGAAGATGCTCGTGGAACTATTGTTCCTACTCCGTGGTCAATATTCAATGAATTATTGCAGGGTGGTTTAGGGGCTGGTGATTTTGGGATATTTTTTGGCAATCCTGGTGGAGGAAAATCATGGACGTTGATTGCGCTTGGTGGGTATGCTGTTAAGTTAGGTTATAATGTGGTTCATTATACTCTTGAATTAGGTGAAGATTATGTAGGCAGAAGATACGATGCATATTTTACAAATATAGAAGCCAAATTAATATCAGAACATAAAGAAGAAGTAGAAGAATTAATTCCTCAATTACCTGGTAAACTCGTTATTAAGAGATTTCCAATGAAACGAGCTACCATAAACACATTAGAGGCACATTATCAAAAACTCAAAGATACAGGGTTTGAACCAGATTTAATTATTGTAGATTATGCTGATTTGCTTAAGTCAACTCGTAAGGGGACATATGATAATAAAGCCGATATTGATGATGTTTATGGTGAATTGAAAGGATGGGCAACAGAACTTGAAAAACCTATATGGTCTGTATCTCAAGTAAACCGTGAGGGTGCTAAAGAAGATGTTATTGAAGGAACACACGCACAAGGTTCCTACGACAAGTTGATGATCTCCGACTTTTGTGCGTCCCTATCACGCAAGAAAGAAGATAAAGTAGCTGGTACTGGTCGTTTCCATATTATGAAAAATAGATATGGTGATGATGGAATGACATTCCAAGCTAAAGTTAATACTGGTACAGGACATTTTGAAATAGATGGTGTTATAGAAGATGAAGATGATGAAAGATTAATGCCTGCCCCAAAATATCCAAACAAACCCACATCAAATGTCAGTAAATCCGATAAAGATAAAATGAGGGATAAATTTTTCGAACTAGTATAATATGTATCAGTATATAATTAAATACAATATTATGGGATTTTTCGATATTTTTAAAAAAGACAATAACTATGATGAAAAAGCAATCATAGGATTTGCAGCCTTTATTGTTATTGTAACATATGCAATCAATGATTTGATAGCAGGATGGTCAGGTAAATCACTTACCATCACTGAATATATATTCAATGGTTTCTTATTTACAGTATTAGGTACGTTTGGAATTTCAGCAGTACAATATTTTAGTAAAAACAACAAAACCCCTCCAGAAGATAATAATGTATAAATATAAATTAAAAGAGAACCAGATCATTAATGAAGAAGCGATGGTCGATCAAATTTATCAAATCCTGAATCAAGTTAAAGGATTTAAAGAACTCGGTTTAGATCAACAAGGCGAACTATCTATGAAAGTAGTACAATTATTAAATAAATACGGACTTAAATGACAAAAGATAAAATACCATATTTAATTATTCTGATATTGGTTGTTGTAAGTACACTCTTATATTTTAGAGGCAACCCAAAACAATCAGATACAAATAATGATAAGCATAAAATTGATTCTCTACAACATAATATTGATTCACTTAAAAATGATAATGAGTTAATATTTGACTCTATTCATATATTGAATGGTGAAAAAGAATGGTACAATGATCAAGTTATAAATTTAAAAAAACAACTCAAGAATGAACAAAAGAAAACGCAATCTTTGGTGGATGCTGTTGATGCTTGGTCTAATAATGACCTCCAATTGTTTTTCACAAACCGCTACAAATGATTCCGCAAATATAATTTTACAAACACCTGTTGCTAAACAAGTGGTAAAAGAATTAATCAAATATGATGGTTTAAAAACGGAAATTATTATAAAAGATAAAATTATTGCCAATAAAGATTCAATAATCAAAACTGATAGCGCTATAATTGCTAAAACAAATACTATAGTATTGAATTTAACTCAAGCATTAAAAGACTCACAGGATCAATTAACAGCACAGAAAAACATAACTAAATCAGTCGAATCCGACCTTAAACAACAAAAAAGAACAACATGGTTTATTGGTGGAGTTGGAGTGGCTGTAGGTATATTAATTAAAGTATTATTTATAAAATAAAAATTATGGCAAAAACAGCAAAACCAAAAGTAGAAGAACCGGTTATTGAACAACCCGTTATTGACTCTATTTCAACGACAGTTGAAGAAGTACCCGTTATTGATATAGTAGATGACGTTATTGAACCATCCATTCCAGAAGAACCAGTAGTAGAAACTCCAGACGTTCATGAAGTAACTACACCAGAAATTCCCGAAACTGAAACTATTATCGATAAAATCGAAGATATTCTTGACGATATCGAAGATAAGGTCGAAGACATCATCGAAGAAATTGAAGAAATACCTTCAGAAATTGCTACCAAAATTAAAGAACTTGAACAAAGACTTGAATGGAAATGGTCAGCATGGCGTAGACGTAAAATCGAAGCTGAAATCGAATATCTCAAATCGTTATTATAGAATATAGTTTCTTTACGAATATAATTTGGCTCTCTAAAGGAGCCTTTTTATATTCACACATAAATGAGAAAATAAAACGGAAATAAGTTATGACACAAAAAGAAAAAGCATTGTTATTTGTAGAGCACGCACACCATGGTCAACAATATGGTTTATATCCATATGTTTATCATCTTAAACAAGTAGTTGAAGTCGCTGAAGAAATCGGATTCGACGAACCTATTATAGTTGCATGTATTTTGCATGATGTTCTTGAAGATACTCATTTATCTTACAATGATATCAAGAAAGAATTTGGAGAAGATATAGCAGAACTAGTATATGCTGTTACAGACGAACTCGGACGCAACCGCAAAGAACGTAAAGAGAAAACATATCCAAAAATAAAAGGAAACCCTAAAGCTATTGCTGTGAAGTTGTGCGATAGAATAGCGAATGTTAGAGAAGCTAAATCGTCTGCTTCAAAGATGTTTAGGATGTATAAAGATGAGCATGCTGAATTTACAATTACATTATATGATTCACCAGACGAACTATTAGAGTATGCATGGATTATGTTAACAAAAGAAATGTTAAATGACTAAAACACTCCAAAAAGAAATTGAGAAGATAATGAAATCTCAAAACATAGATTGTCACATCGATAAATTTGTGAATAAGGCTAACTGGTATTCATTATCATTATGTCAACCATTATCAACAGAATTTATAGAAGAATACATCGACAACATAAATTGGTTCAGCTTCTTCCTCAACAAACAGATATCAGACGAAACTAAACAATTATTTGCTTGTAACGCATGATAAATAACGAAACCACTTATGTACCATTCGAGGATGGTTTACTACAATCTCGTGTACAAAATGCGAGTATTGTGGAGCTAACATGAACGCAAATTATTATGCTCATACCCAAGGTTGTCCATATAGTTGTAATTATGAACCTCCTGTAAATGGTAGTTTATCAGTAGGCGATGGATTATATACAATGAGTTTATTATTAATTATATATTTTGTTTGGAAATTCAAAAGAAGATAACTATATTTATATTATAAAATAAAAGGAAATGAAAAGACCACTTATTTCACACGAAGTTCCAAAATCGTTATTGAACGAAAATTTATCAATATCAGATTTCCAGTATGCTTTACCACACTTATTAGAATCAGACGAAACATATCGCAATTTCTTCCTAAAATGTAAAGAAGATGGTGTAGAAATATACCTCGACAACTCCTTACACGAGTTAGGGGTCAGCCTTAACGACGATGTTCTTTTAAAATGGTTAAACATACTCAAACCATCCACGTTCTTCGTTCCGGACGTGTGGGAAAATCAAATGGATACAATTGCAAACGCATATCGCTGGATTAAATATCAGGATGAGTTCCCAGAAACAACATTCACAGCAGTTGTTCAAGCTACTTCAATAAAAGAAGCAGCCGAATGTTATACTGCATTTAAAAACATGGGTTATAAGAAGATTGCATTCTCGTATGGTGCTTCATTTTATAATGATATATTCCCACATTCAAATAAGAATATCGGCAAAGCATTAGGAAGAGTAAACGCTATCTCTATTTTGAAATGGTGGGATGTTATAGAAGACACTGACCAGATTCATTTGCTTGGTTGTAGTCTTCCTTTAGAATTCTCTTTTTACCAAGATATGCCTTTCATTGAAAGTATTGATAGCTCTAACCCGGTTATGAGCGCTATTGACGGAATATATTACTCAGATCTTATGCATGATAAACCAAAAGCAAACATGAATAATTCATTTGAAATAAATATAGAAGATATAGACATGTACGCTGTTGATCATAATGTAAACGCATTTAAACAATTATTTAAATAAAAGTTATGGTAACAAGAAATGGCATAACATTGCTAGAAGGAAATAAACTCATCGCAAACTTCATGGGAGTTAAAAATGTCTTTGAATATGATTTTGGAGATGATATAAAAATGTTATATATTGCAGAAGATGAATTAGGTGATATAGACTATAAAAACGGAATCAACTGGTTGGATTACACAGATTGGAATAAAATCATGCCTGTCATCGATAAAATCGAAGAAACAGACATGTCTGAATGGTCATATAAGTGGGGTGAAGGTGATGAAGAACGTTGCAATTTCTCTGGTTTTGATTTTGGAATGAGGAAATTATCAGAAGGATATACTGCTTATATATTTGAAGAATTACAATTAGACCCAGCCGAACTAGTAGCAGGCAATCCAAATGAAAAAATATATCCAACGCGTATTGAAGCGGTTTGGAACACAGTAATAGAATTTATACAATATTATAATGAATTTATGGAAAACGTAGAACAAATTAGTATTTTTGATTTTCTTGGAAGGGCTGGAGGTATGGAGTTAGGTGCACAAGTATATGCTGAATTTGGATCGAAATATCCGGAAGAAAAAGTAGGAAAACGCTTAGTAGAAAATAAGAAATATAATGGGTATGTAGATTTATATCCTCGCTGGTTCTTACAGCAATACTTCGCGAAAGATAACCAACCAGAACCAACTAACGAATTACCATTCGGATAATATATGATATAACGCGCAAATTTGCGCATATAAGCGCGAAATTTCAATTATTATTAGTAAATCACATAAATTATCGCAAATAAAATATGACATTAAAAGACGCATTAAATCAATTACCAAACACTGACAAAAACGTGTTAGTTTCTTGTTCTGGGGGTTTGGATAGTGGAATTTTGACCATGTTACTGGTCGAAAAATATGGTCCAGACCGAGTAGTGGCGTTGAGTTACCATTATGGACAGAAGCAAAAAGAAGAGCTAAACAAAGCAGCCGAACTATGTAAAACACTCGGAATTCAACATAAAATACTTGATTTAAGTATATTAGGTGAAATTGCTAAACCTATTTGTGCAAATATTGGTGGAACTGAAGTAAAAATGCCGACCATTCAAGATATATTAGGTGACCCTCAACCGCAAACATATGTTCCATTCAGAAACATGATTTTATTATCATTGACAATGTCAGCTGCTGAAGTAGCGAAGGCTTCTCATGTGTTTACTGGACTTCAAGTGCACGACGAGTATGGTTATTGGGACACTTCGCAAGCCTTTGTAGATGCAATGAATAAAGTCGCATCCCAAAATAGAACTCATAAAGTAGAAATACTTGCTCCATTTTCTCATTTATCTAAAACAGAAGAACTCGAATTATGTATTGAAATGGGTAAATTAGATTTACTTAAACATACATTAACGTGTTATAATCCGAACGATAAAGGTGAGTCATGTGGTATATGTCCCTCTTGTAGCGAACGCATTCGTGCATTTCAAAATCTTAATTTAATCGATCCAATCCAATACTCAATTGAAATCAAATGGAAAAACTAAAATATACAGTCAAAATTAAATATGTAGATGGTACAGTAGAAGAGAAAGAATTCAATTCTAGACTAGAACTTCAAATGTATATTCATCATGATCACGTACTAGAGGTAGAGATAATCAATAAACAAATAATAGAATGAACTACACACTTTGCAATAACTCAACCTGTCCTCAAAAGGATGGTTGTATGAGATGGAAAAATTATATTGGTCAGTCCAGTAGTGTAATGAATGAGTCTCAAATGGTTATCAAAAAATTTGAACCACTCGATGAGTTTATATGTAAATATAAAATAGATAAATAATGTGTGCAATCGTAGGAAGCTTTGACAAGGATAAGCTAATTGAATTAGTTAAATTGAATTCATATCGAGGTCAACACTCATATAGTATTTCTGAATATAATGTTGATGAACGAAAATTGCATCTTCTTCGTAAGGAATTTGGTGAGTTTAATTTAGATGGGATAGAATTAACAGAAGGTTGTTACTATATTGCTCATACACAAGCTCCCACAACAGAAGCTAAAGCTCATAACAATATTCACCCATCTGTTGAAGCAGACGAATGTATGCTATGGCATAATGGTATTATTAAACAAAATTGTGTGAATTGGCTTCAAGAAGAAGTGAAGATGCCTAACGAGAAGTGGGATACTAAATTGCTTCATGAATATCTTAGATATGGAAAAGATTTAAGCGAAATTAATGGTACATTTAGTTGTTTATGGTATAATCTAGGAATATTATATTTATTCAGAAACGAAATATCACCAATGTTCAGAGACGAAGATATGAATTTATCAAGTACTAAATTTGATGGTTCTATGCCTGTACCTGCTAATAAAATGTTTTGGGTAGATCTTGAAAATAATATATTAGACGAAGTATATTCATTTACTACGAAAGAAAATCCATACTTTCTTGGTTAGTTAAATTATTCTTTGTATATTTATAATATAAAAATAGGAATACGAAAAAAATTGACGGTTATCCTACATACCGCTATCAAGAGAGCCGCTTGTCCGCTAATACTGTGAAGTATAAACAAGCTTTGACTTAGACGCGTGGATAGAAATTCGTAGATAGTAGGCGTATTCTTAAGATATAAGACGGGAGGTAGCTCGTGTAACGAATAGCCGTTAGGTGTTGTACGACAATCCTCCCCGAAGAAATAGCAAGGTGTAAACGCCAAAGAAAAGCACTCACAGGTTTACATTAGGTTGCAGAGTGACCGAAACGTCTCAGGTTATTAGGGGCTTAACTCATAAGTCCAGCTAGACGAAATGAACGAGTGACAGTCCGGAAAGACGGACAAAACGGTTAGATGGCGGAAAGGAATGTGGTGTCCACGTTCGATGGAAGATGTGTAATGGGTGATGAATTAAAGGGGCCGTGTGATAACACATTAAATATATTGATCATCCCCTGGAGTCTATTAAAAATGGATCTTTTACATCGTTTAGGTTCGAATCCTAATTTAACCACGCAGCTCAATACTATATATCAAGGGATGGCGAATTAAACCAAGCTATGGCAGAACATTTCGTTAAATTACATAATGATTCATTAAAATGAAATATTGTCCATACTGCAAAACAGAACTCAAACAAGTCGATACAGCAGACGGCCTATACTACGTATGTAATAAATGTAATAATATAATTATAGATAAATAGTTATGAAAGATAACGAACAAGAATTTACTCAAAGCGTTGCTGATTATTGTCAGGTACATGAAGTATGGTTTTCTAGTTTAGAACAAATAAAAGAATACCTTCGTTGTACAAGTAGTGATCGATATTTAAAAGATGCACTTCAAACGACTATCGACAAAGGTTATCATTTAACTGATGGAAATTTGTGGGAGTTTATTTATAATCCAGAACGTCATGAAAGTTGTCCTATAACCTTAAGTATCCATAGAACTAAAGAAGGTGCTGAAGAAGCCATGCAAGCCCATAAAGATAAAGTTAAAGAAGAATTTGACGATATGTATCATAACCCAGACTATCCAGTAGATATGGTTGTAAACATGGAGTGGGATGACAATCAGTATTGGGACGTAAAACCAATTAAAATAGAACAATAATTAAATAATATAACATGATAAAATTAACAAAATTGCTAAGTGAAATAATTCAAGAATCATATAAAGAACAAACAGGTAATAATTTAAGTGATGAAATGGTAATTTTATATGAAGATATGAGATTATTTCAAGAATTCGCAGACCCAAATTTTGCATATCCATATAAAGAAACTGAACCGAATGTTTGGGAATTTAAAGATAAATATGGAAATGAGTTAGGAGTACAATTTAACCCTAGTTTAAAATATATAGATTCATTTTTCATAGCAAAAAAATTAAATGGAGAAAAAGTTCAAATATTTGATTATGAAGCTAATCAAGCAGGATTAGATCCTTTATTTAAACAAGGTGGTTCAGATACTCATCGTTCAGATACAATTTGTAAAATTATAAGAGACGAAATAATTCCCAAATATCTATTACAGAAGAAACCATCTATTATTAAAATTCACCCATTAAATAATTACAGACATGAAATATTTTGGAAATGCGCTGAAATATGTAAAGAAAAATATCCTCAAATCGTAATTAAGCAAATGGGTAAAGAAATCAATCTTATTAACATGTAAATATATGAATATAATATTTTTTACAGGGGCAGGTGTTTCCGAAGAAAGCGGAATACCTACCTTCCGCGGCAAAGATGATAGTTTATGGAATAATTATGATGTGAATATAGTAGCGGACGCCCGCAGTATTCACACTCATCTCGATCAAGTGCTCGATTTTCATAACACAGCACGAAAATTAATTGAAAAGTGTAAACCAAATTATTGTCATAAACAAATTGCTAAACTACAAGAAGATCATAATATAGTAATTATCACTACAAATATTGATAATTTACACGAACGCGCTGGTAGTAATAAGGTACTTCATTTACATGGTAATATATTCGAACAATGTGATATAAAACGTAGAGGTGTGCAACCTTGTAAAGAAGATATTAAAGTCGGCAACTTACATAGTGAAACATGTCTTCAATTAAGACCTAACACTGTTTTATTTAATGAAAATTTACTTGGAAATATAGATAGATTATTTTCTCAAATAGTACGTGAAGCAGATTTACTAGTGTTAGTAGGAGCGGGTCTATCAGTATATCCATCAAACGAGATTGTATATTTCAATGATAATATAATATATCTCGATCCAAACGCGAATGAAGTGTTTCTCCAACCACATTTTCAAACAATTAAATTCAGACATATTCCCGAATCAGCGTGTGATGGGATTGATAAAGTAATAAACATAATTAATAACATAAAATAATATTTGGTGTTATCCATGGATTTTATCATATGTATAATAAACAACCATATTATGATAAAAATTTATTATTTATATAAAGGTGATGGAATCCCATTTTATATAGGAAAAACTCAAAATTCTAAACAAAGATTGACTACCCATAGAAACAAACGTGGTAAATCTACTTTTATGGAAATAATAGATGAAGTTTCTATTAATGAATGGAGGTTTTGGGAAATATATTATATATCTTTATTTAAAAGTTGGGGGTTTATATTAACCAACAAAAATAAGGGTGGTGGTGGTTTTGACAAAATGGATCAAAATACTAAAGATAAGATAAGTAAATCTAAATTAGGATATATTCAATCTGAAGAAACCCGATTTAAAAGAAGTATAGCAATGAAAAATATACCGTTTTCTGATGAACATAAAAGTAAAATTAAATTAACTAGAGGATTTCTAAAAGGAAGACAATCCCCGTGGAATTATAAGCCGATCCTCCAATATGATATGAAAGAAAATTTTATAAAAGAATGGCCATCCCAAATGGAGGCATTCAAATCATTTGATAGAACAACTAAAGGAGATGGGATAGGTGCATGTTGTAGAGGAGAACAAAAATCAGCTTTTGGTTATATATGGAAATTTAAAGAATAATTAATAACATAAAATAATATGAAATTTTTAGTATTTTCTGCTAGTTTTTGCCAACCTTGTAAGCAATTGACTCCTGTTATGGAACGAGTAGGTAAGCAAGGTATCCCTGTACAATATTTTGATATAGAAGAAAGTGAGAATGAAGCTTCTGAGTGGGGTATTCGTAGCGTGCCGACTACAATTTTAATAAATGGTGGTGGTTTTGAAATAAATCGAACAGTGGGTGTACAACCTGAATCATTTTATGTGAATCTTTATAATAAACATAAGAATAGCTTGGTTTAGTCGAGTTATTTCATTATATTCAAGAATAATAAATAAACAATATATGATAGAAGAAATCGAAAACAAACGCAGACACACAATTGATGTAGAAGCACTAGAAACATCTAAAGCTGGTTATTCAAATGGAATTTCAACTCAGTTGAAAGAATTAATTGATAAAGGTGAATATCGTTCTCTGAATGATAGTGAGAAAGATGAAATAATTAAAAATGCTTCTTTAGCTTATGGGCAATTCTTGGATGCACTCGGATGCACTTGGAGAGAAGATCCGAACAGTATGGAGACACCTACTCGGGTTTCTAAGATGTTTGTCATGGATTTATGGAGGGGAAGATATGACATACCTAAAAATATTACATCGTTTCCAGCCGATAATTATTCAGGAGTTGTGCTCGAGAAAGATATACCATTGGTCAGCTTATGTAGTCATCATCACCAGGCCATTCTAGGTAAAGTACATATTGCTTATATTCCTGGAGAAAATGGAGAAGTAATTGGATTAAGTAAATTAAATCGTATTGTTGAACATTTTGGAAGACGTGGTGCTATTCAAGAAGCGCTTACAGTAAGTATTCATAATGCAGTCAATTATATTTGTAAAAATAATATTGGTGTTATGGTAGTTATCAATGCGACCCACCAATGTGTAAGTTTAAGAGGGGTGAAGCACTCTGGAGCATCGATGGTTACATCAGAAGTGAGTGGAGTATTTGCTGATCATACCAAAACAGCCAAACAAGAAGTACTTGATTTAATCAAATAACTATGACTAGTACATTTAGAAATCCATTTAATGGTATTTTATTAGAAGGATTAATTAAATCACAAGATTTAAAACAGTCTGTTGATATTTTAAAGAAAAAATTCTCAAATAATCAACAAGTGTTAGATATATTTCCAATGGTTGAAAAAAAGAGTATAAATATTAGTATATTATTAGATAATACTAGTTTAGAAAAAACATCTCTTATAAATCATTACGATGCCCCATTGTATAGAAATCAAGATTTAATTTCTTCCATTTTTCAAGATATAAATAATTTAGGTTATATTCCCATTTACATTTATGGGTATAAAAAT